CCGCTAGTTGGCATCGTGCCAGCGGGAGGTTGGGTTGCCGCCTTCGGCGGGGCTGGACAGGGCTGGGGGCAGTGGGTCAGTCAAGCTGGGAGCGGCGTCCGTCCCAGCCATTGTTGCGGCAGGTATCTTTGTACACATTGTCGGGGTGATAGGGGCCAGTGTCTCCGCGTCGGCACATCTGCAGATCGTCGGGCTTGCATCCCCTCTTATCTATATCCTCTCCCCACCACGCTACCCATTCATCACGGGTAAAGCAGAACTCAATGCCCCTGGCTTTGGCTTGATGCTTCTGCTTGTGGAAGGCTTTGGTGTAGGGATTGCCTAAAGATTCTTTGCCTGATCTTCTCTGTTGCTTGCGACATTCCTTGCAGTATGGCGCCTTGCCGTCATGCTGGGATCGGTTGTTGTAGAAGTTATCTAAGGGCTGGGTTAGCCCACAACTAGGGCAGTGTTTCATCTACATCTCCTTGTAGAGGCACCGCATTTCGTCCACAGGGGCGGTGGCAAACCTGCTCGTAGGTGACTAGAAGCACCTTGGACTAAGGCAGTTTAACAGTCTGGATCAAAGTCATACCATTCTTGAGCTTCGTCGGGTTGACCGTCATCTTCCCAAGGGGCGCACTCATCGCAGTACCCGTCGTCATCAATGAATCCAGACTCAACTTTATTGCCGCACTCTTGGCACGCTTGGAGTTCGTCAGCCATCTCAGCCTTCTCCATGCTTGAGTGCTATCTCTTGTCGTTCTTCAGCTACCACACTTTCAAAGCACCAGCCGTGGTAATACATGCCGCCTGTGTCATGCTCGGGCCAAGGGATATCGTCAGGTAAATCTTCTGGGTATTCCCTAGCATCCTCGTCATGGAGGATATGCTCACAGCAGTATTCGCAATATTTCATGCCACCCTCTCCTCAAGTTCATCCGCACCTATCTTGCGGCGCAGTTGATTAGCCAGCTTTTGCATCTGTCTGAGCACTGCTGTGTCGGTAGACTCAGGCCTGTGGTTAGCTATATCGAGTTCGATCAAGAAGATAGCTCGCTCAATAGCTCGGGTTCTCGGGGTTAATATCATTACTTCCTCCTAGTTTTTACGGTGATGGGTCTGCCAGCTTTCACCCTGGCATTGGTGCTGCGCTTTATCTTTTCCTGATAAGTGGCAGACATATCGAGACCAGATTTCCCGGTCTCAATCTTGTTGATCTGACCACCACGGGCCAGAAATTCACTGACTGTTTCATGCGACATTAAGAATCTCCTCTCTTGCTTTTAGCTTAGCGGCCAGTGCTAGCTCGTAGGTTTTGTAGTGACCGTGATATTTCCTGCCAACACATACAGTAAATCCATTCCCTCGCTTCCTAATGTTCAAGCCGGGGTGGTTGTTCATGTTCTGTGTCTGAGTGATGGCGCGTAGGTTTTCGATTCGGTTATCGCGCTTGTCTAGGTTGATGTGGTCAACGATTAGCTCGCCTGGGTCACCATGGTGTAGCGCATATACCACTCTGCTTAGCTGGTACTTCTCACCCTCATAGCAAATGGAGGCATATCTATCTTTGTCACTACAGATGGGGCGGGAGGTGGATCGCCCTTGCCTTGGGATAATCCAGTAGAGGTTGCCATTCTCATACCTCACAGAATCTAGCAGTCCTTGGGGGATGGGTCTCATGCTCTCAACCTATCCATGTAATCGTCGTAAGCAGTAGAGGATTGGAAGTCGTCGATCAGTCTGTCGAGATGAAACAGGCTAGCAATACATTGCTTACCGTAGACATAACCAAAAACGTTTTCGACCTCGATGTAATCATCATCAACAAAAAACTGCACAACGATGTCCAGCTTGGGGTGGTCCCACTGGATAATGTGGTTGGCAGGAATAAATTTCTTACTCATAACCCACTCCTTACAAATGACAGGCGGTCTTCGATCCAGTCTCGATCCATCTCACACCGCTCAGCTATGTTTAAGATTTCTTTGTGACATTCAGCAGTAACAAAGGGGATCTTGAGTTCGGGTACCTCTGCTCGCAGGTAGCGTTGGGCATCTGCAATGTAGACTTCGCGCTCAGCCATAGACAGGTCATCAAAATTCCTCATCGGTAATCTCCTCTTGGTAAATAACTCGGACTGCCTCCCCATCGCTAGTCCACTGGGTGTGCATCAGTGACACTGCATCGTCGGTTTCGGCAGGTTGATTGGTGATTCGCTCCGCGTATTTCTCCGCATCAATTTCGCTGGTTGCTGGAAATACATAGGTGGTGAATAGGTGTTGGCGTACCGTCACCTTGTACAAAGCAAGCGGGAACTTCTTAATCTCCGCTGGTGGCATTGGCAGCTCTCCTTACTTGGTTGTCATAGCGCCAGAGATCTGACTCATAGATGATGTTTTTGCACTCGTAACAGGCGTAAACATCAGTGCTTTTGCTCATCGGTTCCTGGCATATATCGCAATGCACTACCAAATTTTTACTAGGTGTTTGCATAACTAGCCTCCTTAGATTTACGAATGCACCATGCTTCAAACAGATCATCTGCTAGACAGACATGGTTGGTTCCCCATTGGACGCGCCACTTATTGGCTTGCTTCATCCAGGTCACGCCTCGGTTGCTGTTGAACTTGTTAGCTGATGGGGTGACAGCTCGCAGGTTCTCGATTCGATTGTCAGATCTGCACCTGTTGATGTGATCGATCTGTAAATCAGTGTCCCCGTGGTGCATTGCCCATATAATTCGGTGCACTTTGTAGTTGTCACCTTTGTACCTAATGCATAGGTAACCCCCGCTGTTAACAAAACCAACAGGGCCAGGTTTTCTCTTGCCTGTAAGTTCTTTCCAGTAAAGCAAGCCATCGTCGTAGACAAATTGATCTACTAAATCTTTGCTAATCTCACGCAGCAAAAACATCAGCGGCCTCCGGGTAGGGGTCATACGAGATCAGATCTTGAAGTGATAACCCGTTGTCATTGTAGATATCCCATGCCGCAAGTTGATCTCGGATGAACTGGTGTGCTTTCTGGGCTTGAGATGACGCAGTGATGAGGGCTTGCGGTGTTTCCTTCAGTACCTTAAGCCAGTTGTCTAGGTAGCTGGCGTGGTTCTCAAGCTGAGAGGATATGCCCCACTCAGCAGCAATGAAGGCTGCACCTAGCTCAGCAATTAATTCCTCTTTTGCATACTCTTCGGAGCCAAAGGGATGAGACAGGTCACGATCTAGTCTTGTCTTGTGGCCGGTAGCGTGCACACATTCATGAGCTAGCGTGGTACAGAAGGCGTCAACACTGGAGAACCTAGACAGATCAGGCATCTTGATAGCATCACGGTGAGGTACATACGCTGGCTCCCCGCTCTCAATCTCGATGTTCAATGCCTTGATTAACTTGATGCCTATGCCAATGTCGGCGGGGTTATGGTTGTGCAGCTTGGCTTTGTCTGGGTTAGTTATGCCTTCGACCTGCTCAATGTTGAAGCAGTTGTAGATACGCATGGTGAATCGTTCTTCATCTTCACCATCTACTTTGGCAGTGAACTTCTTGGTAAACAGGATGGGGACTGCTTGTCTGCGTTCATCTCCCTTCTCCCACTTAAGGCTAAGGCCTGCCTCTTTGATCTGGTTGAAGGTCATGTACCTATTGGAAGTAAAGCCATGCTTCATGCTGTGCACCCAGCAAGACAGGATGTTGGTACCTGTGTAGGGCTTTTTGTGGATGTGGTTCTGAGGTATTGAAGTGGATGGTGCCCACTCTCTACGCCAGGGAACTACCCCATTTTCAATAGACTCAATGATGGGGTCGACGATACGGGCATAGTTAATTGCCATGATGTTTCTCCTAGTTTGTTTACGATTTGCACCTGTTTGGGTACAGTTTTATACTACTTTATTGCTAACTGAAAATCTACTAACGATTGGTAATAAGAAGCTACCACCGTAAGACGAACTCGGCTTTAGACTTCTTGAGCTTGCCATTTACACCTCGGTAGCAAGTCACCATGTTGAGGCTGGAATCTTGCATCTCCTTTTTAGATTTGAATACACGGTACAGCTTGCCGTCTTCTGGTTTGAAATCGGATAGCCGCTTCACGACCCGATAAACAACAAGCTCGCCGATGAGAATGTTTCTGTCTTGCGGTGCTATGTAATAACTCATTCGCTTCTCCTTGTGAGTAGTGGTGAGGCTTGATGCCACACGCCCGCGCCCCACCGAACCGGGGTATAGAGTTGGGAGGTACAATCGGGGCGCAGTGTGGGATCAAGCTGAGCGTTCTAGTTTCCAGTTGTCTTTGCCCGTGTCTTCAGGCCATAAATCTTCAGTAGACACTGCATCAGTTATGACGTTGAAGTGATCGGGGTTGTAGGGTTCGTGAACGATGTCGGGCTGCACCCTCCAATCGCCAGCCCAATCTCCACAGGGTACAAAGTCAGCGCCATCCATCTCCTTTGCATAACGGTAAACGTCTTCATCATCCCAATCCTTTGGGACATTAAGGTGTGCATAGCAATCAGTTTCCATGACTGCGTACACTGTCACTGTTTTATATTTGCTCATGCTGCATCTCCTCTAGTAAGGGGGGTTGGTTCCTTGAGTGCCCAGAAATCACGATGGTTCCCCCCTGGCATACCATCGTTGAGTTCATGAGGACTGAAGTAGCGAGGCTTGATTGACCCGCCAAACATATCGCCGGTCATAGAGAACAGCCACGCCTCTTGCATATACAAGTGCAACACCCGCTTGTGTTCTCGCAGTGCCCATATTTCTTCTCTTTTTAATGCCCAGTCAGCCATGGATAGGGTTCGTTCATACTTGGCATGCTTGGGGTAGAGGGTTACGTCATCTAGTTTGTGCCACCAATGCCCAATCCAAGAAGGAACGGTGTCTAGCTTCAAGGCTAGTAAGGCAAATAGCTCTTCATCTGGCACAAGTTTTGGCAGCGGGTAATAATATTTAAGGGGGAGGCTGTCGTCGTATTCGCCTATCTGATCGCCGTTGTTATGGTGAATACTAAACTGACACATTAAGATTGCCTGGGTGTCTGTTGATTCATCTCCATTCATTTGATGGCAGTCAGACTTCCAGCCTGTGGGTATGTACTCAGAGCAATCAAGGATTGGATATTCGTCAGGCATTAGATTCTCCTTTGCCTAGTAATGTGATGGCTTCCTTCATAGTGCATCCCCAGAAAGCCTTGGTTGTTAGATCAATCCACTCTCTGCCTTTAGCATCTAAGTGTGTCAATTCAATTTCGGAGTTGATGTAAAGCCTGGCTAGCTGATTAAGTTTGTGTGGTGTCCAGCGTGTGTAGCCCTTGCCTTCAACCCAGTACAGTCTGCGTGCATCCAGCGTGTCATCTATCGCCATGTCTGCATCTCCACACTCAAGGATGTAGTTACTTCCCACTTCATAGTGGTATGAATCCTCATCCCAAAGGTTGTCAGGAATTAATTTGCTAACGTGGTTCATGCTCATTTCTCCTCTGGCTTTTCAACGCACCAAATCCTAAAGCCGCCCTCAATTTTTCTTGTGGTTATCTTGACGCCACGATGGGTCAGCATATTTCGAGCGTTATGAAACTCACGCTCAACAGCAAAGAAAATCGAGTCACCAGCCTCAAGCTGATTAGCGAGCCTGTCCCATTTGTTTTCTTTTCCTCTAAAGGCTTTAGGTATTGATATTCCTTTTTCAATTTTCATGACTCTCTCCTCACTGAGTAGATTTCAATTTTAGACATCGCTTACCTCCTTGGCAGAGTTGGGTTCGTTGCAGGCAGGGCAGATAAACCACCCAGTTCGATAGCCAATCATTACTTCGCGGTAATCAGCATCTTCATCAGGCCAGATGTTTTGCACCTTTTCGCCAGCCCAGTAGCGTAAGACATCTGAAATCTTGGGCTGAATGTTGTGATACATCCCGCATCCACAGCATTTAATGGTGATATCGGAAATAAGTGACCGAACAATCTGAATGGCAGGACTCATGACGCTCTCCTTACTGAGTAGATTTCAATGTCTGCGAAATGGGCAGGTTTGATGGCGAAGGAAACAACATCAGCTTCAGGATGTAGCTTGAGCAGCTTGGTGCCGATGTTGTTGGGGTGTGTGTCGGTGTGGATGAGGAACGGGAAGTCGAAGTGCATATCCTCTGGTGTGGTGTCGAGGATTTCACGGTGTGTTGTGTATCGAATTTCCATGTGCATCTCCTAGCGTGTTTACGATGTGCGTGTGTTGTCCCATCTCCAGTAGTCCCTTTGCCCCTCTGTGCCCTGTGTGTGTACTGGGTGTTGGGGTTGGTTTCGGAGATATAAAAAAAGGGGCCGAAGCCCCTGATGGTTACTACTTAGCCTTGGCGACTCCTTCTACGAAGTCATCAGTTTCTTGATCTTCCGCGTGTTTGCGGGGTGTGACTTTGAAAGACCACGCTGGTGCCTTGGGGTTAGAGCTGTGCACCGGCCAGGCCGCCAGATCGTATTCCTCACCATCGACGTTGATGAAGCCCGTTAGTTCTGGGCTGACGACCTTCTGCTCTCCGGTCTCTCTGTCGGTTCCGTAAGTGACGTACTGGTTATTCCAAGCGGCACCACGGTTGGTGTTGTCGTACTCTTTCTTCTTTAGTGCTTTCTTAGCCATGTCTAATCTCCTAGATATTTACGATTTAGCGACCGGATTGGCCGCACTTACGAGCCTCACCGTGACGTTCTGAAGTCACCCGAAGGGCGGCGTAAGCCGACCTTGCGTAACCTCAAGTGCAGCCTAGAACCAGCTGACTTGGGGCCAAAACAAAGGCGGTTCTAGGCGTTGATAAAAGGCGCAAGGTTTACTTCAGAACTCACTGTGAGATCGTTTAGTGCGCGGCCTTCCGGCTCGCTCAATCGATAAATATCAGGACGATTCGACATGGGTTAGAAACACTTAAGAAGACAGGGTGCCTACAACACCCCGTGGTGCCGGTTGGTTATAACCAGTTGGAACGTCGTAACCGACAGAGAGCCGGCTAAGAGCAGAGGGAGACAGGCCTGAACTTACGGATTCACAACGGCTATGGTGTGGAATCGCTAACGATCTTCTTTACGGTGGGCTGGACTGTGCAGACAGCTCTTACCTCAAGGTAGCTGCGTAGGCTCTTTCTGTCACAGCTCCAAACTCGGGGACGATCTAGAAACTGACACTTCGTAGATGGACGAGGCAAGGCATAAGTAGTCCATCAGGGGATTCGGCCAAGCTCTTTAGATCGTAGAAATGTTCGGGTAGTAATTGCCTGAATGTACTCAGGAATTATATAAATGTCGTGAATGGTAGTGGCGTTGAGCTATTAATCTGGTGTGTCGTTAACTATGCCCTGTGGTTCCCCTCTGTTACTTCAGTGTCATTCACGCGCCTTCTTACGTAATCATCCGGCTAAAGCGTCTAGCAGCGCATACCGGAGGGAGGGGGTGTCTCGGGTGTTCCAGTAGGAGGTGCCACCCAGATATGCAAAAGAGCGATTTTGGAAAAAAAGGGGAGGAAAGACCCCCCCAAAGTTATCTGTGCTTCTGAGGTAGCTAGATAACAACGTGCCTAGAAGAGCTCAGAGTAGAAGATGCGTGCTGCTCTTCGCTCAGGTTAAGAACAAGGTGGTATTTAAGCCTTGATGCAGAAGAATACTGCTCGGCTTGCTGGTTTCGGGTGGCTGAAACCATCTGAATGGGTTTGAGGGTACGGGAGTCAGACCCCAAAAGTCAAGTTTTTGACTAATTATTTGCTAATTTTTTTTATAGTGGTAATCTCTCTATTAACAAAAACAAATATGAGAACGTGCTATGAAAGAAGAAACTCGCGAAACCCTGCTTGCTGATGTGGAAGCCTATTTAGCTAAGGGGGGTAAGGTCACCAAGTGCCGCGACTGCTCCCCGAAAGAGGCTATGTACCGTAGTTTTAAGATATACAAGGATATGAACAATCCCAATAAGGTTTATCGCAAGCCCCCTAAGTCGAAGCACCATCTAGACTATGCCCCCGTGGTCTTCTCTGGGTACAATTCAGGGAAGAAATAGGGGTTGCAATCCCATAACTATGTGAAATAGACTGCCGCAAACTAGCAAATAGTTGCTAATTGCCTATGGCATACGATCTTGAAGCCGATGTAGCAAGAAGAAAGGCTAGAAAGAAGGAAATAGCTGATAGGAAGAAAGAAACTGGCAGGCATTTGATGTCTGCTAGAGAGCAAACTCGTCAGTTGCACGCCCTAAAAGCTGAGCTTCTCACTCATACCAAAGCAAAGCACTTTGTTAACAAGCTGTTTGATATAGCGATGGATGATGAGCATGACGGTCAGATGCAGGCCATGAAGATGGTGGCAGATCGTCTGCTTCCTAATGCTGGCTTTTCTATAGATTCAAAGAAGTCCACCGCTGTTCAGATCAACATCTCTGGCCTGCAAGTCTCCTCTATAGAAGAAAAGCCCGTGAAGCAAGAAGATGATGTGGTGAGCTTACAATGACGTACCCCAACGTAAACATTGGGGCACAGTAATGGCTAGCCTCGACCTTGCATTGCTCCCCTGGCAACAGACCGTGATGGAGGATGCCTCCCGCTTTAAGGTAATTGCTGCCGGCAGACGTACCGGGAAGTCCCATTTAGCCGCTATTTCTCTGATTCTCAATGCCCTCAATGAGAAGCCGGGCAAGACATTCTATGTAGCCCCAACTCAGGGGCAGGCACGGGACGTAATGTGGAGCACTATCTTTGATATTGCTGGCGACATTATCGAAAAGTCCCATGTCAACAACCTAGAGATCACCTTAGCTGGCGGCAATACTATTTACTTAAAGGGGGCCGACCGCCCAGATACCCTTCGCGGGGTTTCCTTAAAGCATCTGGTTATGGATGAGCTGGCTTTTATGAAGCCTGATGTCTGGGAGTCTATTCTCAGACCTGCGCTGGCTGATCGTAAGGGTTCAGCCATCTTTATTGGCACGCCAGAGGGTCGTAATCACTTCTATGACTTATTCATTGGTGGCAGGGAGTGGCCTGATTGGGCTTCTTTCCATTTCACCAGCTTTGATAACCCCTTGGTAGACAAGGCTGAGATAGAGCACGCCCGTCAAACACTGCCGTCGTTCTCTTTCCAGCAGGAGTTCATGGCTAGCTTTGATGCCAGAACCTCTGGATTCTTTGACCCCGACAACTTCCATTTCTATGAGGAGGCAAAACAGGAGGGGGACTATTACATCTCTATTGACCTGGCTGGATTTAAGCAGCAGGGGCAAAGGCGTGCCCGTAAAAGGGATAACTCCGCTATTGCCATTACCAAGGTCACGCCAGACGGCCATTGGTATGTAGAGGACATCGACTATGGGCAGTGGTCGCTGGACGAAACGGTTAACCATATCTTTGCAGCCGTTGAGAAATACCGCCCAAGACGGGTAGGGATAGAAAAAGGCATTGCACAGCAGGCAGTCATGTCGCCATTGCAGGACACAATGCGGAGAAAGTCCCGACTCTTTGTTATTGACCTCTTAACTCATGGCAATCAGAAAAAAACGGACAGGATTGCCTGGGCATTGGCTGGTCGATTTGAAAATGGCCTGATCCATTTGAAGAAAGGGCCGTGGAATGACCGGTTTATTGATGAAGCCGCAAACTTCCCCTCTGCTCTTGTACACGATGACCTGCTTGATGCGCTCTCATATTGCGATCAGATCGCGCAGATCGCTTATCTAGATGGCATTGAGCTAGATGATGAGTGGGAACCGCTAGACGACGCCGTGGGATTTTGATGAATGGCTAAATTTGAAGGCAAATACGAGAATCTTGAGCATATTGGCGTTGAACATGGCCTATGTGATTGGATTGAAACACTTACGTTGGAATGGCGGCATCATTACGAAGCCAATTACGACACTAAGCATCAAGAATATTATCGACTTTGGCGTGGACAGTGGGCTGAGCAGGACAAAACCCGCCAATCAGAGCGTAGTCGGATCATTGCCCCGGCTTTGCAGCAGGCTGTTGAGTCGGCAGTAGCAGAAATAGAGACAGCATCCTTCAGTCAGGCGTTCATGTTTGACATTGATGATGCTCAACAGACACCACCCCCACCCCCGCAGGGCCAACAGCCCCAGAATGGACCCCAGATGCCCATGCCGGGGATGGGTGGTGGCCCACAAACCCAGCCAACGTCAGCAGAGTCCCTTGCTGTACGCGACCAATTACATAAAGACATAGACAGAGCTAACTTCAGGGCCGCTATTGGTGAGATCCTGATTAACTCTGCTGTCTTTGGTACTGGTATTGGTGAGCTAGTCATTGAAGATAGCACTGAGTATGTGCCTAGCACCCAGCCATTACAGGGTATGCCCCAAGAGGCTAACCTTGTTGAGTATGGGGTAGAGGAAAAGAGCCGACCTATCATCAAGCTCAACCCTGTTCAGCCTAAAAACTTCCTTATTGACCCTAATGCCACCTGCATAAGCAGTGCTATGGGTGTTTGTATTGAAGAGTTTGTAGGGATACACACTGTTGAACAGCTACAAGAGTCTGGTGTCTACCGCAAAGTGGAAATTGGCACAGACTCCAGCGATCCTGACATTGATGCAGACAGTGAAATTACTGTTCAGCCCTTAAGAAAGGTAAGAGTTAAGCGGTATTACGGGTTAGTGCCTACTGACTTACTTAAGGATGAGGGCGTTGACTCTGAATTACTGGAAGATGGCAAGTACACCGAGGCTGTTGTTGTTATTGGTAATGGAGAAATCCTCAAAGCACAAGCCAATCCCTATATGTGCAAGGATCGGCCTATTTGCGCCTTTCCATGGGACGTAGTGCCTAGTCGATTCTGGGGTAGAGGGGTCTGTGAGAAGGGTTACATGAGCCAAAAGGCTCTGGACGCTGAAATGAGGGCAAGGATTGATGCACTTGCTCTAACTACCCACCCCATGATGGCGGTAGATGCTACGAGAATCCCCAGGGGGGACAAGTTCGAGGTG